GTACCACCAAGGAACTCGCTGAAGCGCTTGGGATCACTACAGGCCGCATCAGCCAACTAAAGACGCAAGGCCGCTTTGAAGGCTGTTTCAGCGTTGTTGGCAACAAGATCACGTGGGACAAGCAAACGGCAATAAGAGTCTTCAAGGAAGGCAACCCGCTTGTCTCAGTGAGTCCCACGAGAAAGGAATCATCTGCCCTTGAGATCCCAAGCTTCAATGAGAGTCGTGCGAAGTCAGAGCATTTCCGCGCAGAGCTGGCACGGCTGGATCTTGAAGTCAAAGAAGATCAGCTGGTGGAAGTGTCTCGTGTACAGCGCGAAGCGTTTTCTGCAGCACGTGCTGTGAGAGATGCATTGGGCAATATCCCTGACCGCGTGAGCAACCAGATGGCCGCTGAGACGGATCCAGTGGTTATTCACCAGACTTTGACTGAAGAGATCCGAAAAGCGTTGGAGACGTTGACTGATGCGTGACGGTGCTCTGATCTACCGCTCAGCCTTTGTTGAAGGCTTGAAGCCTGATCCTGATCTGACCGTTTCCCAGTGGGCGGATCGATACCGCATGTTGTCCAACAAGGCGTCAGCAGAGCCTGGTCCGTGGCGCACGGATCGCACGCCTTACTTGCGTGAAATCATGGATTGCATGTCGGCTAATTCTGCGGTGCAGAAAGTCGTCTTCATGGCTGGCGCACAGCTTGGCAAGACGGAAGGCATCAACAATGTGGTGGGCTACATGATTGCCCACGCTCCCGGTCCAGCACTTTTTGTGCAGCCCACGATTGAGATGGCTAAAAGGCTGAGTAAGCAGCGCCTTGATTCGCTCATCCATGAAACGCCGTGTCTTGCCGAGAAGATCGCACCTGCTCGAAGCCGAGATTCAGGCAACACGATGTTCTCAAAAGAATTCCCCGGCGGGATCCTTCTACTTACGGGTGCCAACTCCGCTACGGGGCTACGTTCTGCTCCTTGTCGCTGGGTGCTTCTTGATGAAGTTGATGCTTTTCCAGCAGATGTGGACGGTGAAGGAGATCCTTGCGCGTTGGCGGAACGTCGTGCGTCAACTTTCAGCCGTCGGAAGATCATCCTGACTTCGACGCCAACGGTTAAAGATACGAGCCGAATAGAGACGGAGTATTTGGCATCGGATCAACGCCGTTACTTCGTTCCATGCCCGCATTGCGATCACATGCAGTGGCTGCAGTGGAAGCACCTTCAGTGGCGTGACGGTGACCCAAAGACTGCCGCGTATGTCTGTGAGAGTTGCGGGTGCCACATACCAGAGCACCACAAGAGCGAAATGCTTCGCAAGGGCGAGTGGCGAGCGACTGCTACCAGCCAAGATGCACGGACGGTTGGATTCCATTTGTCTTCTCTTTATTCGCCATTGGGTTGGAAAAGTTGGGAAGAAATCGTGACGGAATTTTTACGTGCGAAGAACGACGCTCCGTTGCTCAAGACCTTTGTCAATACTGTCTTGGGCGAGACTTGGGAAGAAGAGACTGGGGCAAAACTTGGGGCGGAAAGCCTTTCGGAACGCGCCGAGTTCTATCCCGCTGGCGAAGTGCCCAGTGGTGCCAGCATCCTTGTCGCTGGTGTTGACGTACAGGACAACCGCTTGGCCATTGGGCTGTATGCCTTCGGCGCTGGCGAAGAATGCTGGTTGATCAGCCATACAGAGATTTACGGCGATCCAGCTGGTCAAAAGCTGTGGAGTCAAGTTGATGACCTACTACTAAGGGACTATCCACATGCCGACGGCGGAAGGCTCAAGGTATCGGCAATTGGAGTGGACTCCGGCGGTCACTTCACAAGCGAAGTGTATGCGTACGCCAGAAGTCGAAAGGGAAAAGGAGTGTTTGCTTTGAAAGGACAATCAGTGCGGAACAAGCCGCCAATCGGTAAGCCTTCCAAGGTGGATATTAACTACAAAGGCCAAGTATTGAGAAATTCGGCTGAAGTATTTCCTTGTGGCACGGACACAATCAAATCGACCCTGTTTGGCCGGATGAAGCACAACGAGCCGGGTGCTGGCTATATCCACTTCCACGCTGAAGCTGGTCAGGAGTACTTCAAGCAACTTACGTCAGAACGTCAGGTCGTCCGTTACGTCAAGGGTTTTGCAATTCGGGAATGGAAGAAGAAGGCAGGTGATCGAAACGAAGCGTTGGACTGCTTTGTATACAGCTATTGCGCGTTGCACTTCCTGTACATGCGGTTCAATCGGAACACAATCTTTGAACAATTTGAACGGTCGCGTGGACAATCGCAAAAAACTGATAGCGCCACTGATGCAACGCCTGATAAACCGATAGACTCTGCATATCGACCACCGCAACGGCGGATGCGTCGCAGCACTCCTTCATTCGTGACTAGCTGGTGACCATCCTTGTCCCAGATTTGATTTACGCGGGTGATACCGTCATTTTTGACGTGCCATCGTTCACGAATTCGATTGGCACTGTTATTGATAGCGGCACTTACACGCTGAAGTGGTACGCACGGACCAACACCGCTTCTGAAGGCACAACCATCACCGGCACGGCTGAAGGTGACGGTTGGCGCATCACAATCCCTGCAGCCACCACCACTGACTTTGACGCTGGGCTGTGGACGTGGCAGGCAGTCGCCACTTACGCAACTGATAGCACTCAGTACACCGCAGGCCGCGGCCAATTCACTGTCAAGGCGTCAGCCGTCTACAGCGGTACGCCCGGTGCATTTGATGATCGCAGCCGCGCCGAGATTGATCTTGGCTACGTCGAAACTGCAATTCGCACGCTTGCTCAAGGCGGCATGGTGCAGGAATACACCATCGCTGGTCGCAGCCTGCGTCGTTACAAGATGACTGAGCTGCTCGAATTGCGCAGCACCCTGCAAAATGAAGTCGCAATGGAGCGACGCCGGGAAAAGATCCGTCAAGGTCTTGGCAATCCCGGTCTTGCCAAAGTTAGGTTCAGATGATGGCTGTCTTTGGTTTCGGACGAGTCGGTGGGCTTCGTCGTCAATTGGAAGAAGCGCAATCGCGCAATAAGAATTTGCAGCGCATGTACGCCGCTGCTCAAAGCAATCGCCTGACTTCTGACTGGATCAGTCAGGCCACTTCTGCTGATAGCGAGATTCGCGGCAGCATCCGCATGTTGCGGAACCGTGCTCGTCAGCTGGTTCGTGATTCGGACTTTGCCAAGGCCGCACTTCGCGCTGTCAAGAACAACGTGGTGGGCACTGGCATCAAGATGCAAGCCCAAGTGCGGATGCAGCGCGGTGGCCGTCTTGCCGAAGAAGTCAACAGCAGGATTGAAGAAGAATGGAAGCGTTGGGGCAGCGCCAAGCGTTGTCACGCTGCAGGGAAACTGAGCTGGTACGACATCCAACGGCTCAGCGTTACTTCAATGCTGGAGTCGGGTGAAGTCTTCATCCGTTTTGTCCGTCAACCATTCGGAAACAGCAAGGTGCCATTGGCGCTAGAGCTGATTGAATCTGACCTGCTGGACGACGACTACAACACCATCACCAAAGACGGAAATGAAATCCGTATGGGTGTGGAGATCGATAAGTGGGGTCGCCCTGTTGCTTATCACTTCTTCGATTATCACCCCGGTGATTATCAATTCAGCTATGCCCAGAAAGCGGTCAAGCGTCGCGTTCGTGTCCCCGCTGAAGATGTTCTTCACCTGTACTTGATTGATCGTCCCGGCCAAACCCGTGGTGTTAGCGCGTTCGCTACGGCGATCATGCGCCTGCGCAATTTGTCTGGATACGAAGAATCAGAGATTGTCGCTGCTCGTGCCAGCAGCAGCATGATGGCATTCGTGCGCACTCCTGATCAGGAGTTGTTTGAAGATGGCACCTACAACGAGGAATCCGTTCTGGACTTCTCGCCGGGAAGCATCCGACGTCTGGCACCGGGCGAAGAAATGCAATTCTTCACTCCTAACCGTCCTGACGATGCATTTACTCCGTTTGTGCAGCAAATGCTTCGCGCTGTGGCTGCTGGGATTGGTTGTAGTTACACGCAAGTCAGCAGCGACTTTTCACAAAGCAACTACAGCTCTTCGCGGCTAGAGCTGCTTGAAACTCGCACGCACTACAAAGTCTTGCAGCAGTACGTGATCGAGTCACTGTGCGAAGAAGTGTATGAGCGGTGGCTTGAGATGGCCGTCATGGCTGGTGTTGTAGATCTGCCGAACTTCGACACCAATCCCGGTCGTTACATGGCTGCCAAATGGATGGCACCCGCTGCTCAGTTTGTTGATCCGCAGAAGGAAGCTGCTGCTTACAAGGAGCTGATCCGCAGCGGCATCATGACGTTGTCACAAGTCATCGCCCTACACGGCGGTGATTTTGAAGAGCAGATGCGTCAACGTCAGCACGAATTGGCAGTGGCGGATGAGCTGAACATCACGCTTGACACCGACCCGTCTCAGACATCGGGCAATGGCTCAGTGCAACCACAACCTGTTGCACCGACTGAGCATCCTGTGGAACATGAAAAGGATTCTGAGTCAAACGGATTAAGCTAATGACACGACCATTTGTAGAACTAATGAAACGTGAAGCACGTGGTTTTGCACCCACCGGAAACCAACGACGTTCAGCACCAGAAGTTGAACGAGTAGAAGATGGTCGGCCTTATCCCAATGAGCACGCTGCTCGTTTGACTGATCCTGATCAATACGACCGCATCCGCCGCGTCAATGACGACCTAGGTGCTGGTGTTGATGCGATCTATGGAATCAAGGAAAACACAAGCGAACTGCAAGCCATTAGGTTTGATGCTGATCGTTTCACGGCTGACGAAGCCCGTACTTGGTTGGAAGAGCACGACTTCAGCCCG